AAGCCCTGGCAATCGCTGGGGCTTTTTTTTTGCTTGACAGAAATAAAATAATAAATTAAATTAATAGTTATATATTAACTAAAGGAGAAAATATATGACAATGATACGATATAACACAGCCAGGGAATACCTGGACGATGAGAATATAACAAGCTCTAAGCAGATAGCCTGGAACACATTAGAGACTGAGGAACTCAGCAACGGTGGTCAATGCTATGAATACTTAGAAGATGTCCCAGAGGATGACCCTAGAACGTTTACATTTATGAGACGTAGCCTAGGACTGAATCACGATGACGTGGCCAAGGTAATGAATCTCTGGCAACTGAATCAGAAGTTCCCTGACTAGAGCTAAGAGCCTTATAAATAGCCCCATTAATTTGGGGCTTTTTTTTTTTTTTTTTTTCTTTTACTTTGATATTAAACTAAAAGTATATTAACTACTGGAGAATAAATATATGGAGAACGATATAAAATATGATGATAGAACTACTGAAGAGAAGAATATCATTATGAAAGTATACGGTATCACAATCGGATTATATGAGTGTAGATACTGGATTGATTGCGAAGAAGATAATAATTATCTTACTGAGCATGATATAAAAGAAGGTAATATTGCTTCATTTAATATGATGCATTACAGTATTTCAGATTACGTAGCTGGATTGATTGAGGAGATGTTTTCATTTTCTCTGAGCTACGATAAATATACTGGTAGCATGGATGATATTGTTACAAGCAATCTCTGTCCTATTCAATCACAAAAAGATTTTAGAGCTAATCCTCTAAAGGCTGTGAGTGAGCCTGAATATGGGAGATGGAGCAAAGGCTGGGATGAAGGACAATATCTTGACCCTGATAGCCTGATACATTATCTGGAGCAGACTTCAGACCACGGCCTGGACATTGACCAGGTATCAAAGATATTTAAAATCGGAGAGTATGCCTGGGAACGTGAGGCAACTAAGGAGGAGCTAGCAGAATACTATAGTTAGTAAGTAACCACTACCACTTGAAGCCCCTTAATTGGGGCTTTTTTGTGCCTGGAATATCAGATGTGAAATAGTTAGTTACTGTCCAGGGTCAGTTCTTTAATCATCAAATAACCCAGCTTCACCCATCAGCAATCCTATTGCACAGATGGATAAGATACCTAGGCCAGCATAAGCTATTATAACGTCAGCTTCCATATATTTGCTCCTATATAATTTATATAGACTGTATAGTATCATAAATATTTAATAGAATAAATATATTTTTTTATATTTCTTTATAATTATTTTATAAAAACTACTTGACATTATAAAACTTTATGTTCTATATTCTATAAAGACTATATAAACGGAGAATAAATATGGACTATAAATTTAAAAAAGAAGTAACGTTTCCTGACTTTCATCAGACAGTCAACGTAGATAAAATCAAATCATTCTCACTCAAAGAACTCAATGCCCTTGATAAGTTGTTGGACGGTAAGGCCAGCAAAAGAGACTATGCAATCTTAAGAAGGGCTGGAGGTCAGAATGGCAAATAAAAATAAAACCTATGTAGTAACTATCGATGTCATAGATAGCTTTAATTGTGAAGTGGAGGCCTCTACGGAGGCTGAAGCTTTGCAGAAAGCAGAAGAGATAGAAGCACCCCAATGCAATAACGTTGCTCACTACACAGAGAAAAAAGTTATTGGAATAGATAAGGACTGGGTATGAGTAATAAAATTAAAACCATAGAATGCAATTATACCCAGGCAGTTCAGCACGATATATCCCATCTTAATATTGACTACGATGATGTAGAGCATCATTGGTGTAAATACGGCACACTTGTCATAGAAATGAAAGACGGCACGACACATGAGGTTGACAACGGACATTACCTTGACGTAGATTGGAAATGGCCAGAAGAATTAAGAGTCTACAATGAAGACGATGAAGATATAACAGAAGACCAGGACGGTAACGGATGAGCCACGAAGGACACACAAGATTTTTAGAAGACAGGCTTGAGCTAGTGCAAGAGAGCCTTAGACAGATACCAGGACTAGACGGCATGCGAGATGATTTGAAAGATGATTTGCTTGAGCATGTGATGTCATACGTTGAGGGTTACGAAGATGCTGGACAGGACTATCCTATCTTACAGCTTGTCATTGAATGGTTTGTTCATAAGACAGCAGATAGTATGTCAGGTGCAGACTTAAACAAGATGGCAGATGACTACGAGAAAGAGAAGATGCCAGCTCACTTTAGATACTTAGTAGAATGAGAAAAGCTAAACAAATAATTACAATAGACCATGTGAAGAAGGCTACATCGCAGGGTTGTGGAGGCCGAGGCAGACGTATCAAATGTGCAATGGCTACTATGAATAAACATAAGAAACGTAGCTACAAAAGATATAGAGGACAAGGCAGATGAAAAAATTAGTAACGACCAGTAAGAGACTTGAGAAAGCAAAGAACTGGAGCATGAAAGAACTAGAAAAAGAAAATAACTTTTTGTATGTAGGCGATGTAGTAATGTGGGCTGGAGCATGGGGACATGAACCCTATAAGAAAGCCAAGGTTGAAAGCATTACTGTAGTTGAGCCTGGAACAAAATACGGAGACGATGTAGAAACTTTACATTGGAATTTTGTAAGAGACAGAGACTGTATCATTGGCCTGGACAATACCCATTGGTGTTGGGGCTTTCAAGTTAAGAAGGTGGAGCATGGAACAGATACTGAATAATTTATTGGGTCTATTATTTTTGATTGGAGCAGGCTGGTTTGCCTGGGAAAGTTCAATGATAGTGGATGAAATGAAACGTAAAAGGAGAAAGAAATGAAAAGTTATGTTACGACTATAATCGCTACGTTATTACTAGGTGGCTTGTCTTTCGGATTAATCTTATCGTTTAATCTGATTGAAGAAGATAGAAAATATTTAACCAAAAGGTTGAATGAATTAGATGCAAAGTATAATACGATGCAACAGCAAGTGATGGAGGCCACGAATAAACAAGAAAAAGTTTTAATGTTGATGGCTGTCTATCGTGATGGTATCAATACTTTGAAATCACAAATGGATGAATACAATATTGAGTTAGCAGAAGCTATCAATGAAGTTGTAGGCAGTCAAGAGGTGTTAGCTGAAGAACTAGAAGAGCTGTCAGCTACTGGTGGCTTTGGTGTTCTGACAGGAGACTTGATAACACCACCAGCCAATATGGATGAGCCAATGGACGAGCCGTTTACAGAAGAGGATTTTATTACCTTTGAAGAAGAACAGTTTGAAAACGGAGAAATGATAGAGGAAGAAGCAGAGGGGCTGGACGTGGTTAACTTACCCCCTAATGAACCACCAATACAAGAACCAGCCCCAGTCTTTACATGTCCAGAAAGGGACAGAAGTGTAAACCTGGACAGGTATATACGTAGACTAGAGTTCTCAAAGACAACAAGTGTTGTATTAAATTATGATGTTGTTGAAGGCGAGATACAAAACATGGTCTTTACTGAAGGTAAAGGCAACGTTGGAAGAAGATTATATGAAGCATTAGAAAAGTATTTACTTGATAGTGCTATGGTAATAGAGCCTGAAGGAAGGGATTGTAGACTTCCTTTTAGGATTGTAGTAGAATAAGTTTAAAGGAGAACAGGGATGACAGAAAAGAAACGTGTAAGTCATTTAAATTATACACTAGCAGGTTCATCATCTAATGAACAAGCCCTGGACTCTGGAGGGAAAGAGATACTTCAAGAGGCTGAGGAAAGTGCTATTAAAAATAATCCTCGTATAAGTGCAAGCGAAGTTAGCCAGGTAAACCAGTTGCAGGCCTATCCTGGAAAGTCTCACCCTCACTTTATTGAAGACAACGACACATGTCTATGTGGCCGTAAACTAAGTGAAAATTATTATAAGAACGTAGAGGATAATTGCTATGTTCACATGACCCAGGGTTACTAATGGTAAAACAATTATACTTATGTAAAAGATACGAAGGCCAAGAAGAGCCTGATGTAAGAACTATCTCAGTAGAGTTCTTCATTCATCTTTACAACAACAACGAGTTACCTGAGCCTGAAGATATGATAGTTACATGTAATGAGGAAGAGATGTCTATGGCATTGTATGGAGAAGAAGGAGTGCCGTTAGACTCTAGGCCTTTGAATGGAGAAAAGGTATGAAATTATATATTACAAGTATCGGAAAGTTTACTGTATACAAAAGCACAAATACAGATGAAGAGCCTTGCTATCTAGTTGATAGTGATACAGGCACAATGTATTTTAATTGTAGATGGTATGACTTACCAGCAATACGTAAGCTTCTGAAAAAATTAAAATGAAAGATTACGTAACTAGAGTAATGAACTACGACCAATACAAAAGATTTTGTGAGGCCAGTAGTGGTATCGGACACGTAGTTGAATACCTTACAAGTGATGTCATGCAGTATTCAACACAGTTTAGAGTTTCTGTCTTCAAAGAAGACGAAAATAAATTTAATGATTTAGTAGTTGCATTGAATTTATAGGTATGTTTAAATCTAACTACATTATTTTTTTAGGAGAATATATATGGCAGTAGTAAGTGGAAAAGCTTATTGGGCTTCAGTAACAAGCCCTAACACAACGTTTGAACCAGTCTATACTGTAGACCTGGTTGTAGATGATAAGACGGCTGATGACTTCCAGGCACGTGGATATAAAGTTAAAGAACTAACTATCAACGAAGAGCCAGTAGGCAGAGCAATCACTATCAAGAGAAAAGTAAATGGAGCTGACGGTAGAACCAGACAAGCCCCTAAACTTTTTGACAAAGACAAAGTTCCTATGGACGAAGTAGTAGGGAATGGAAGTGAAGTCAAAGTGCAGTATGCAGAATGGGAAACCAGCAACAAGTATGGCGACTTCAAAGGGCTAGACTTCCAGGCTATGCAGGTTATTGACCTGGTATCTTATAGAAGTGGCGATGGCGATGAGCTGGGTTCAGTTGAAGGTGGTGAGGAGTTCTAATGATTGTAAAGATAGAAACTCAAGACGGAATGACTGAGCATGATACGAATGCCATCAAGAATAAAGATAGCCGAGTGCAGGCTGAAGTCTTAGTAAGAAAAGTATCTACACTTGAAATACTAAGAGAAGCATTGCAGATAGCTAACGTAGTCCATCGTAAAAATTTGGAAGACATTTGTCAGGCCTCGCCTGAGTCTAAAGTAGAAGCCTCTACTGAGGACGAGTAAGTAATATGGTTGGCTACTCCATAAAAGTAGCACGGTGTTGGGGTAAGTTATATCGTAGTGTATATTTGTTCTCCATCTCTTGTCCCAGCACCTATTTGGAGACACAATGAAAGAACAAAGCAAATTTACGAAGTATCACTTACCATGTCCAGCATGTAATAGTTCAGATGCTTTATCAGTTAACGAAGATGGGTCAGCAAAATGTTTTAGTTGCGACAAATTCTTCCCAAAGTTTGAGCAAAACACAGATGAATTTTACACCCCAGAACCAAAGACAGCTCCCTTGTTAAACGTCCACGGAGCTTCATTTGCATCCCTTAAAGACAGAAGCATAAGTGCTGAGACGGCCAAGAAGTTTGGGGTCAAGGTTGTTTATGATAGTCAAGGAGAGATAGCACAGCATATATATCCTTACTATATTAAGCATGAGCTAACAGCTAATAAGATAAGATACACCAGGGATAAAAAGTTTTTATGCCAAGGACAGATACAAGGCACAGGATTATTTGGACAACATCTATTTAAAGAAGGTGGAAAGTTTTTAACTATAACTGAAGGGGAGGTAGATGCCATGTCAGCTTATGAACTTATGGGTTCTAAGTGGGCTTGTGTATCTATCAAGAGAGGAGCTTCATCGGCAGTCAAAGATGTTAAAGAAAACTTAGAATATGTAGAAAGTTTTGATAACATCGTTATTTGTTTTGATGGCGATGCTCCAGGCATCAAGGCATCTAAAGAGGTTGCCTCTATTCTTAAGCCAGGTAAGGCCAAGATAATGACTTTACCAAATGGGTTTAAGGATGCTAATGATATGCTCAAGCAGAAAAAGTTTGAGCATTTTGTTAGGGCATGGTGGGATGCACAGGTCTTTACTCCATCAGGTATCATAAGGGTATCTGAAAAGAAAGAACAATTCTTTCAAAGAGAAAAGAAAGAGTGTGTCCCATATCCATGGCAAGGACTTAACAATAAACTATATGGTTTAAGACAAGGCGAGCTACTAACATTGACAGGTGGAACAGGCCTAGGTAAATCAAGTGTAACCAGAGAACTAGAACATTGGCTTATCAATGAGACAGCAGATAATGTAGGCATCATAGCTCTTGAAGAAGACTGGAGACGAACAGTTGACGGAGTGCTATCTATCGAAGCAAATGCCAGGATATACATTGACCAAGAAAGAGATAAGTTTGATAGGAAAACATTGGAGGATATGTATGATAGAACTTTTAACGGAGACAGAGTATTTGTCCATGCTCATTTTGGCACTAATGATATTGAGTCTATTTTTTCAAAACTTCGATACCTAATTATAGGATGTGATTGTAAGTGGGTAGTAGTAGACCACTTGCACATGCTGGTATCAGCTATCGGAGAAGGCGATGAGAGGAGAGCTATTGACGGTATTATGACCAGGCTTAGAAGTATGGTTGAAGAGACAGGAGCAGGTATTATTTTGGTCAGTCATCTACGAAGAGTAGACGGAAACAAAGGCCATGAGAATGGTATAGAAGTTTCTTTATCTCACTTAAGAGGCTCTAATAGTATTGCTCAGTTATCTGATTGTGTTATTGCTTTAGAAAGAAACCAACAAAGTGATGACGAGTTAGTGTCCAGGACAACAAGATTGAGAATACTTAAGTCAAGATATACTGGAGACGTAGGTCTGGCTACCAATCTAATCTATGATATTGAAACAGGAAGACTTGCTGAACAAGACTTATCAGAACTAGAACCAGATGACCAGGAGTTGCTATTGTGAAATTAGTCTTCGACATAGAGACTGATGACCTTAAGGCGACTAAGATATGGTGTATTGTAACAATAGATGAAGAAGGATTTGAAAGAACTTTTGACCCTGACCATATTGAAGACGGTATCAAACATCTGGAAGAAGCAGACACCCTAATAGGACACAACATACTAGGGTTTGATATACCAGTAATAAAAAATTTATACGGTGTTGATTTATTTAATAAACAAATTATTGATACCCTAGTTGTATCAAGACTTATAAATCCTAACAAAGAGAAAGGACATAGCTTACAGAACTGGGGCTTTCTTTTAGGACAGAACAAAGGAACACCACCTGAAGACTTTACTATCTACAGTAAAGAAATGCTGGACTACTGTGTACTAGATGTAAAGTTAAACAGAAAACTTTATCATCATTTACAACAACACGTAAAAGGTTTCTCTCAGGAATGTGTAGACCTTGAACATTCTGTTTTTAAAATCATATCTCAGCAACGTAAAGACGGCTTCAAGTTTGACATGGTGCAAGCTATGTCTTTACTAAGCAAGCTCGTTGCAAGACGGAAAGAAGTTGAAGACGAAGTACACGAAACGTTTAAGCCTAAGTGGGTTGATGTAAAAGAAGTTGAGCCACGTTTAAAAAAAGACGGCACGTTATCTAAGCAAGGACTGAATGAGCATGAGTACAATAATCTATTAGAAAAGTTTGCAGATGTACCCATGCCAAAAGATTATAAGTTTGTAAGAAAACAATTAGTAGAATTTAATTTAGGTAGTAGAAAACAAATCGGAGAATACTTAATAGATTTTGGATGGAAGCCTGAAAGGTTTACACCTACTGGACAGCCTATCGTAGATGAAGGCACGTTAAAAAAAATAGAACACATACACGAAGCTAATCTGATAGCTGAGTATTTACTTTTACAGAAACGAATTGCACAGATACAGTCCTGGATAGATGCCGTTGAAGAAGACGGCAGGGTTCATGGTTATGTAATTAGCAACGGTGCGATTACTGGAAGGATGACACATAACAATCCTAACATGGCTCAAGTTCCTAGTATACACAATGTATACGGAACGGAGTGTCGACAATGCTGGACTGTTGATGAAGGCAACAGGCTTGTAGGTATAGATGCAAGTCAGTTAGAGCTTAGATTATTAGCACACTATATGGCAGATAAGGAGTATATAAATGAAATATTACATGGAGATATTCACACAGCTAACCAAAAACTTGCTGGACTTGAATCAAGAGACCAGGCAAAGACTTTCATCTATGCCCTCATATACGGAGCAGGAGACGAAAAAATTGGAAAAATCATTGGAGGAAGTAGAAAAGAAGGTAAAAGAATGCGAGAGTCTTTTCTCAGTAGTCTCCCATCATTTAACAATCTTAAGAACAGAGTTGAATCAGCAACGAGGAAAGGATTTTTAAAAGGCCTGGACGGAAGGAAGATAAGACTCAGACATAAACATGCTGCTTTGAATACATTATTGCAATGTGGTGGAGCAGTAGTAATGAAAAGAGCTTTGGTAAAATTAGTTGACTTACTAGAGCTAAACACAATCAACTATAAAATTGTGGCTAATGTCCACGATGAATGGCAGATAGAAACTACAGAGAAAACAGCAGACTTTGTAGGGGAGATGGGGATAAAAGCAATAAGAGAAACTGCTGATTACTATAATATGAGGTGTCCCTTAGATGCTGAGTATAAGGTAGGAGGGAACTGGAGTGAAACCCACTAAGAAAGACCAAAAGAAATTTGACCTAGACTTGAAGTACGGAGAGATACGAGAGGATAAAATTAGGGATATGTTAGAAAACAAAAAGATAGAAGTAAAATCTGAACGTGGAAGATGGATGGAAACAGGAAACATTTGTATTGAGTATGAGTCCTGGAGCAAACCATCTGGTATACGAGCAACGGAATCAGACTATTGGTTTCATAATTTATGTGTAGGAGATAAAGAATTTTGTACTATTGTTTTTGATACTAACATGTTAAAGTTAATAGTAAATCAATTAGATACATTCAAGACGGTATCAGGGGGCGACCATAATGCTAGTAGGATGTATCTTGTCAACTTACAAAAGCTTTTTTCTAGCGATGTCATCAAAGCATTTAAAGAAGAGCTAGACAAGGAACAAAAAAATGACGACTAAAACTGAAGAGCCTATCGACAAATCGCAAAGTCAGGTGTATAATAATAAGTTCACATCGGAAGCTGGACATTGGTATGACAGAGAGGGGTCGCCAGCTTACACCATCATAGGTGCAAACGGTAAAGAAAGAAACACAACATTAAGAGATGCCAAGAAAGAAGGGCTAGTACCTTCTGTAACTACGGTTCTTAATATTGTAGCTAAACCTTCATTAGAAAACTGGAAAATAAATAAAGCTCTTGAAGCCTCCATTGAATTACAACAAGGCGAGGACGAGTCAAACGAAGACTTTATTTACAGATGCAAGACTGCTCAAAGAGACATAGGTCAAACGGCAGCAGCCCAGGGTACTAAGATACATGCTCTAATTGAAAGAGGATTTGAAGGTAAGTCAAATAACAAATCGTACCGTGCCGTAAAGAAAATTTTAGACAAGCACTTCCCAAAAGAGGAATGGATTGCTGAGGATTCTTTTTGCTCAGATTTAGGGTATGGTGGTAAGATAGACTTATATTCTAAGTCAGGTATCTTTGTGGATTTTAAAACCAAAGACGGCTTGGAAGGTAAAGACCCAGCAAGATTAGTATATGATGAGCATGGTATGCAGTTATCAGCTTATGCACAGGGCTGTGGTTTTGATAGTCCTCAACGTGTATCTGTATTTGTTGACAGAGAACAAACAGACTTAGCATTAGTACACATCTGGGACGAAGACTCTCATATAAAACATGTAGAAATGTTTAACAGTTTATTAACCTATTGGAAGTTAGTTAAGAATTACGACTCATCAACGATATGAATGCAAGAAAAGCAAAAGCTATACGAAAGAAAAGTTATCAAGTGTTATACGATTGGATAAGATTTGAATGCTTATCTGAAGAAGAAAGAAACACTATGAAACCTGTTGTTGATAGTGAAGTGAAGAAAGATATGATGACAATGATACCATCACAAACTCATTACTTTCATCAAAAGACTTTACACTTATCAGCTTGGACTTTGAAGTGGGTACAACAAAAGATAAAGGTTTTAGTTAAGAAAGGACATAAGTTAGAAGATATAGACTATACTTTATTATTAGAAAAAAAAGTAGAAACACCTTCAGGGTTAGGAGTTAATACAGGAATACAGTTCTAATGAATTATAAGTTTAGTGAAGATAAAATCTTAAATGAAGTAAAAGCTTATATTGGAAATACTTACGACCAGCATTATGGAAAAGGTAAGTACCAAGCAACTGATATGATTATTGATGCTGGACACGGTGAAGGTTTTTGTATTGGCAACATAATGAAATATGCTATGCGATGTGGGAAGAAGGACGAAAAAGAAAAAGAGCTATTTAAAATAATACATTATGCAATAATAGCCATACATACAGAGAGGAACAATGGAAGATAAAGTAGGGACAAAACCTTATCTAGGTATAACAATAGATTATGATAAAGAAAAAGAGTTTGATAAATTTAGTTTAGATACTTTAAAAGATAGATATTTATGGGATAATGAAACACATGCACAAGAAGCATTCGCAAGAGCCTCCATCTTCGGAGCAACATACAAAGGTGAAGTGGATTTTGAATTGGCTCAAAGACTTTACTCGTACTGTTCCAATCGCTGGTTCATGTTCAGCACTCCTATACTTAGTAACGGAGGCACAACCCGTGGGCTTCCTATCAGTTGTTTTCTTAATTATGTACCTGACAGTAGGGATGGTCTTTCTGCTCATTATGATGAGAATATATGGCTCGCAAGCTCAGGTGGAGGGATTGGTGGATATTGGGGGGATGTTAGGAGTAACGGCATATCTACTACTCATGGCTCTCGTTCTACTGGAAGTATTCCTTTCATCCATGTAGTAGACTCACAGATGCTAGCCTTCAATCAAGGCACTACAAGACGTGGTAGTTATGCAGCATACATGGACATATCACATCCTGAAATAGAAGAGTTTATAAATATCAGAAAGGAGTCTGGTGGAGATATAAATAGAAAATCTCTTAACCTACATAACGGAGTCAACATAACTAATGACTATCTCAAAGCAGTAAAAGAAGATGCAGACTGGAGATTGATAGACCCTAAGACAAAAGAAGCAGTAAGAACTGTAAAAGCTAGAGACTTGTGGTGGCAAATATTAAATGCCAGGGCTGAGACTGGAGAACCTTACATGGTCAATATAGATACATGTAATGATAATCTTCCTGAGCCACAAAAAGAATTAGGCCTGAGTATAAAACAAAGTAACTTATGTTCAGAGATTACATTACCTACAGATGAAGAACGTACAGCCGTATGTTGTTTATCTAGTGTAAACTTAGAACACTTTGATACCTGGTCTAAAGAACCATTGTTCATTCAAGATTTGATAACAATGCTGGATAATATTATTGAACACTACATTGAAAATGCTGTAGATACAAAGCATTTAGGAGGTTACATTGCGAATTTTAAACGTTTTAAAAACTATATCAAACCTGGCAAAGAAGGCTTTACTAAGTCTGCTTACTCTGCTTATAGAGAAAGGTCTCTCGGTCTGGGAGCAATGGGTTTCCATGCTTATCTCCAGTCTAAAAACATTCCGTTTGAAAGCATCTTTGCTACGAGCTTTAACCATAAGGCATTTAGCTTTATTAAAAATTCAGCCACAGAAGCTTCTAAGAGACTTTGTGAGTTACGTGGTGAATGTCCTGACTTACACGGTGGGGAGCTTCGTAATGCTAACCTTCTTGCTGTTGCTCCTAATGCTAGCTCTGGTATTATTTGTAGTGGGACTAGTCCTTCTATTGAGCCTTACCGTGCTAATGCATATACCCACAAAACTTTATCAGGTTCTTACCAGGTCAAAAACAAATACCTCGCAAAGCTCTTCAAACGAAAAAAACTTAGAGGAAAAAAACTAGAAGAAGCCTGGAAAAGTATTACTGCACATGAAGGAAGTGTACAGCAACTAGATATACTAACAAAAGAAGAAAAAGAAATATTTAAAACAGCTAACGAAATAAATCAGATATGGATAGTAGAGCATGCATATCAAAGGCAACAATATATATGCCAGGCACAATCAGTAAATTTATTTTTTACTTTGCCTAAGACAACGGAGGCTCAGGAAATACATGATGATTACATGCAGTATGTCAATGATGTTCATTGGTACGGTATGAATAAATTAAAATCTTTATATTACTTCAGGTCAAATGCTGCAAGAAATGTAGAGAATGTAAATATTAAAGTACCTAGAATAAAATTAGACGAAGTAGAATGTATAGCCTGTGAAGGATGAAAACACAATCAGCTAAAGCAAAAGGTCGTAATCTACAAAAGTGGACTAGAGACCAACTTATAAAAGAATTAAAGATACATGTTGAAGATATTGAAAGTAGGCCTATGGGTTCTTCTGGTGAAGACCTTATTATGGCAAGAGCTGCAAGGAAGAATTTTCCTTACTCAGTTGAATGTAAAAATCAGGAACGAGTCAATGTCTGGACATCCTACAAACAAGCATCGGAAAATTGTGGAAAGTATGAACCCCTAGTTGTTATAAAAAAGAACAGGCACAAACCACTAATAGTTATTGATGCAGAATTTTTTATTAAATTACATAAGAGGAAGAAATGAAAACATTTATAGAAATAGGAACGTGTGATTTTGATACTTGTCAGAAGTTAGCTGATAATGGCTGGCAAGGAATTATGATAGAGCCTAACCCACAGGCATTTAAAAATATGAATAGGGTTATGGAGGACTATGATAATGTAATAACTCTACCGTATGCTGTCTCTGATTATGACGGCATGATAGAGTTTGGTGTATCTAAACAAGACCATAGCGATAGAAGTATTAGAGGAATGTCATCTATCGTAGCCGACAACCATAAAGGTGGTAGGATATTTGAATATGAAGCTTGGAGTAAAAAGGAATTTTTAGATAGAGTTATAGAAGTTCCTTGCAAAAGATTAGATACGATTATTTATGAGAATGAAGTAAGAACTATAGATTTTCTAAAGATAGATGTCGAAGGACATGAGATGAATATTATAGAAGATTACACCTGGGATGTTAAACCTACATTTATAAAGATGGAACACAAACATATTGATGACATCAAAGCTGTAGATATATTACAAGGCCAGGGTTATTTAACATGGACAGAAGGGGAGGACATATATGCGATTCGTTAAATACTTACATAAAATAATGAAGTCTACTAGATTACATAAGATAATTAAAATGATGGGTCTAGAAGAAAAAAGAAAACCAAAAACGGTACGTCTCAAGAAAGATGGGACACCAGATAAAAGATATAAGGAGAACAAATGAAGTTACAACAACAAGTAGTACAAGCTTTGTTTTGTAAATACGAAGCACAGAAACAAGAAGCCAAGGTAGAGATAATGACTTACTTTGAAAATCCAGTAGGAGTAGCAGACCATCCTAATTTAATTGGAACATTAGATGGACTAATACAAAAATATAATGAAGCAGACGAAAAGATAAGTGGTCTTAAAAAACTTGTAGGGGAGGTAGAAGAAGATGGCATTACTGGCTGATAGAGATTATTACAAACCGTTTGAATATCCATGGATGTATGATTACTATAAATTACAGAATCAAATGCATTGGATGCCTGAGTCAGTCCCTCTACATAACGATGTAAAAGACTGGCAAGATGTATCAGAGAACGAAAAGTATTTACTTACACAAATCTTTAGATTGTTTACACAATCAGATGTAGATGTAGGTGCAGGGTATATAGACAAATACATGCCTATGTTTAAGAAACCAGAAGCAAGAATGATGATGTCATCTTTTGCTAACATGGAATCAATACACCAGGATGCTTATAGTTTATTATTAGATACAGTAGGAATGCCTGAGATAGAGTACAAAGCTTTTGCAGAGTACGAAGAGATGTCAGACAAGCATGACTACGTAGGTAATTTTAAACCATTGAAGTCTGATAGAAAGACTATAGCTAAAACCCTAGCAGTTTACTCTGCTTTTACAGAAGGGCTACAATTATTTAGTAGCTTTGCAATCTTATTAAACTTTCCTAGATTTGGAAAAATGAAAGGCATGGGTCAGATAGTTACATATTCTATTCGTGATGAATCATTACATGTAGAAGCTATGACTAAATTATTTAGAGAGTTCATACAAGAAAACTTAGAGATATGGACTGATGAATTTAAAAAAGAAATCTATCAAATATGTAGAGAGATGGTAAAGCTTGAAGATAAATTTTTAGATTTAGTATTTGATATGGGAGATATTCAAGGCTTAACTAAAGACGATATGTATAAGTACAACAGATACATAGCTGATAGAAGATTATTACAACTTGGTTTAAAACCAAACTATAAACAAAGTGAGAACCCTTTACCTTGGTTAGATGAAGTCATGGGAGTAGAACACCAAAACTTCTTTGAAGGTAGAGCTACTACATATATGAAAGCAGGACTGAGAGGTAGTCATAAAAATATTACCTTTGCAGACTTGTCAGAATAATGAGAAGTTTTCTAGGACTTAAATCTAGAGTAGGCATTACCTGTGGTGCATTTGATTTATTACATGCAGGTCATGTCACTATGTTAGAGGAGGCCAAGACGGTATGTGACTATCTAATAGTAGCATTACAGACTGACCCCTCAACAGATAGACCAGAAAAAAACAAACCTTTACAAAGTATTGTAGAAAGGCAGATACAATTAAAAGGTATCAGATGGGTGGACGATATTGTGGTTTATCATAGAGAGCATGAGTTGGAAGATATTTTATATACTTTCCCTATTGATGTAAGAATCATAGGAGAAGAATATAGAAATGCAATATTCACAGGTAAAGGCCTATGTAAAGAAAGAGGAATAGAAATATATTATAACAAGAGGGGACATAGATTTAGCACTACAGAATTAAGGAATAGAAATGAAGAGGAAAAAACAAAAGAGTGAAGGGAACTTAATAAGTTTTTCGGTGCTACTTACACCAGAGGGGAAGATAGTCTCAGAAATATCTGAGTTTCCAGTTGATAAAGTTGATGTAGTATTTTCAGAAATGGACAGACAAATCATCAGAGTTTTACTTCAAAGAGCAAAAGCGAAGCTTGAACCATTACATGTGTACTTGCAACGTGAAATTCAGGCTTTGTGAGAAAATCGACCTCACAGAATGCTCTGTATTGAACGGAAAGCATGTAAGTAATGCTCTAGGTATCAAAAGACATAAAATGCGTTAGAGAGCCTCTCCGTGGACGAGAGAGCATTTAGCCTATATTGTGTAGATTTTTACCTCTTTTTCCTTACCTTTTACAAAAATAGGGTCTAATTCTGTATATTGACCCTGATAATTCTTAATTGTCTCCTCACCTATGACTAAATTTTTACCAACAGACTTACATGAAGACTCCAAACGAGCAGCTAAATTTACAGCATCACCTAAACAACTATATTCAAACCTGGAAGCTGACCCCATATTTCCTACACAAACTATGCCTGTATTTATTCCTATACCAATTTCAACTTCTAACTCTGCTTCTTGCATGTCGTGTTGTATTTGAAGAGCTGTTTCAATAGCAAGCTGTTCTTGATTGTCTACATCTAGTGGAGCATTCCATACAGCCATCATCGCATCACCTATATATTTATCTACCATACCTCCATTCTTTTGAACGGCATTAGCTTGAACAGTCAAAGCTTTGTTCATAATCTTTATAACTTCTTCAGGTTCTAACTTTTCTGATAGACTTGTAAAGCCTCTGACATCTGTAAACATAATCGTACATCTTTTTCTTTCACCACCTAACTTTAAAAGCCCTGGATTTTTTTGTAGCCTAGCTACTTGTCTTGGGTCAAGGTAATGTTCAAACTGTTTCTTTATCTGCTGTCGTAATCTATATTGTTGTCTAAACCTTAAATAGAATTGTTGTAAAGATATAAGTGTCATACATGTCATACTCCATGTAACGTCAATCAAATATCCAATAGATACAAAGTAATATCCAAGATAACCTACTGAAG